TGCGTTAGCATATGGAAATGCATTAGGAAGCGGATCTGTACTTAGTGATAGTATTGATGACTCTGCAACAAGAGCTATTTATAGTCAATATAAACAATTATTATTACCAAAAGGAGTTAATAGATTTTTAACACCTGCTTCAGGAAGTACTGATTCTATATATGTTGTTAACTTCCAAAGAAATAGAACTAAAGAAAAATTAGATCCAGGAAATTTTGAATTACCATTATCTACTTTATCTTCATCGGCTGCTTTAGACGCAACTGGTAGTGTTGAAGTAAGTGGTTCTGCATTAACTATTACATTAATTGATGATTCAACTATAGCATCTGCTTCAAATGAAGATGCTGGTAATGTATATTATGTTGTTTCTGGTAGTATTGCTAATGGAGTACATAACCCAGCTGCTCCTGTATATTACGGACTTGTATATTGTGATCATAGTACTATTATTTTAGATGGTAATATTTTAGATAATAAAATGGGATTCCAAACTAATACAGGATCAAATTCAAATGGAAGTAATCATTATAGATTGCATCATTCAATATCTGGATCATATGTATCAGGTCAAAAAGGATTTAAAGCAAGAAATAAAGAAACTGTTTCTAGCACATTTTATTTTGTTAGAGTAAAAAATGGAGATTTTAATTATTCTAATAATCCATCTTATGTAACTGGAGACCAAGGTGATATATTCCAAGATGACTTTATTGGAGATCCAAAAGCGTATATAACCACTGTTGGATTGTATAATGACTCTAGAGAATTATTGGCAATAGCAAAACTAAGCAAACCATTAATTAAATCTAAAAAGAGAGAATTAAATATTCGTGTAAAACTTGAATATTAATCATTGATTTTATCCCCGTTATATTTATATAAAAAGAATATAGCGGGGTTTTACTATTATGCCAAACATTATTAAAGATAAAAACGGAACATATCCGCAAGTATTTAAACGTGTAGGACAATCAGATACTAAAATTACTCCAATACAACTTAATAAGACGTTTACAATGAGGTCTGGAAGTTTAGATGATAATCATTTATCATTAGAAGCAAATTATGTTCCAGAGATACCAGAAATTAATCCTTTTACCAACGAAGCATATTATTTTAATCAACAATTATTTAATCCATTTGGCAAAAATCATCAAAATGGATCATTTCCATTTAATATATACTATTCTATTAATCATTTATTCTATAAACATAAAGATAATGCATTACAAACTCACGGATTAATATGTCCTCCAGCTAAATCTACTAAGATACTGTATCAATCTGCTTCAGTTTTTAGTATACCTCAAACACAAATGGGGCTAACAATTAAACGAGGATCATTTATTTATAGTGGATCTTATAATTTACATTCCGATGAATATGAAAATATTATTGATTCTGGTATTATAACAAGTTCATTTGTTGGAGATGAATTATTTTATGAAGGATTTAATGAGTATTTTGATTTACGTCGAATTACTGAATATGTAACAGCTTCTAATGTTACATTTCCAAAAGGAGTTACGCATTCAGATGGAGATAAAAATCCAATTGGATATTCGGCATATTTTTCTGGATCTGGATATATGGAAATATCTAATCCTGGCATTAGATACGCTCCATTTGATAGAGATCATGATTATGCACTTTCGTTTTATATATACAGTGGATCAAATACCGGAACTACTAATCAATTAATAATAGGAAAACAAAGAAATAAAGATAGTGATCAATATCCATTTAAAATTGAATTAAGTGGTAGTAACCAATTGGTATTTTCTATACAAGGAACAAAAGTTTTAAATAATCAAATTACTTCATCTGCATTTGTTTCTAGTAGTTGGACTCATGTTGTTTGTCAAAAAACTGGTAGTACTATGGAAATGTATGTAAATGCTTCGTTACATAGTTCATTAACATCTAATTCATTACTTAGTAATGATCAAATAAATAATTTTAAAACATCTTCAGTAGCTATAAATAATATAGACTCTATAAAATTTGGAGGAAATCAAGTATTTAGATCAGGAGTTCATGATGGTACTGATTATTTCAATGGATATTTAGATGAAATTCGAATCTATAATAAAGCTTTAAATCAATCAAATGTTAATTCATTAGCAGATCGTACAGAAGGCGGAGGCTTATTGCAAACAAATAGAGTTGGAAATGCATTTCATGAAAACGGATTATTTGTAATAACTAGTCCAGATGTTCGATATGACGATGCAATAACATTTGCATATTCCGGCAGTTATAAAAGCACAACTAATATATTTGAATTTTCAACATTATGTAAAGTAGAACAAGGTGATTTTAATTTGACAACAAATCATAGTTCAACAAATGATGATAATGAGACATATATGTCCCATGTTACGTCTAGTGCTTTCGAACCATATATAACTACGATTGGATTATATAATGAATATGCTGAACTATTAGCTATAGGAAAATTTGCAACGCCAGTAAAAAATCGTAATGATATTGATATGAATTTTCTAGTACGTTGTGATTTAGATCAAGATAGATTTGCAAATATAGTAGACGATAATGAATTTGATTGATTATGATAAAATTAAAAAATATATTAAATGAAATATCTGAAGAAGAATCTAACAGATTATTATCAAAAATAAGAAATAAAGAATTTAAATTTTTTAATTCTGGCGATAATGGAAAGATATATAGTATTAATGGAGAAGATTTATTAATGAAAATAACTTCAGAACCAGATGAAACTGCGGTTGCTGATGTTATAGTAGGAAGATATAATGAATTTAATGCATTTATACCAGTTGTTTATTCTGACAGTATGAATAACATGTATATAATGAATCGAGCTAGTAATTTGTCTTCTACTATGTTACAAGAAATTTCAAATTTTTATGAAAATTATAAAGAATATGCTAGAAGTCAAGGAGTTGAAACTAGTATATTTGATTATTTTAATAATGATGGCGCTAGAAACTTAAATGAAAATATATCTAGTTTTATAAGAGCGTTAGAACAACAAGTAAAAAACACCGGAATTGGCGATTTTGAATTATCATTAGATTTTAAACCAGACAATATAATGAGCTGGAATGGTAATTTAGTAATGGTTGATTGGTAAAGGAAAAAAGTTATGAAGAAAAATCACTGGCATACTGCTGGCAGTAAACAACGTCAAGCAGCATATAAATATGGTTATAGATCCGGATTAGAATTAAAAGTAGCAGATCAAATAAAAGAAGCAAAATATCCTGTAAATTATGAAACAGAAACGTTACAATATATAGTTCCACAAAAAAATTCAAAATATACACCTGATTTTATATTTACAAAAAAGAATGGTATTTTAATGTATATTGAAACAAAAGGAAGATGGACTAGTACTGATAGACAAAAGATGAAAAATATATTAGCTTCAAATCCTGATATAGATTTAAGAATAATATTTCAGAATCCAAATCAAAAAATATCCAAAGGTTCAAAAACAACATATGAAGCATACGCAATTAAAATTGGAATTAAACATATTGCAAAAAAAGATATGCCAATGGAATGGTTAGAAGAATGTTGTAAAATAGATGAACAGCCAACTATAAATAATTTTTTTAGTTAATGGTTTGATCTTTGAAATATTTTTATTATTTTTTTTATGTAAGTATGTATTTAATATAAAGATGAAATCTTTTAATATATGTTAATTTATTAAATGATGAATCGTTAGACCGATAATGTAATGTATTGTGTCTAACTTATAATATAGTAATCCAAATTCTTTGAATTATACTAAAATTTTCTTATAATATTATTATATGACAAACCTAAAACTACTTCAACTGTTAGAATCAGTATTAGGTAAAGGTAAACAAACATCAGGAGATAATATTGCATTTTTTTCTCCATTTGTTTCACATTATAAACCTAAGTTAGAAGTAAACTTAAATACAACATCTGAAGGTCAAAACCCATGGCATTGTTGGATATCTGATAAAAAAGGTAGAAGTATACTAACTTTATTTAAACAATTAAAAGTTCCCAGGCAAACATTTGAAAAATTAAATAAATTAATTGAAATAACCAAATATAGAAATACAGAGACAAAACAAGAAGAGTATACTATAAAATTACCAGATGAATATAAACCATTATGGATAACAAAAAATACGCCGGATTATAGAAATGCAATATATTATTTAAAAAATAGAGGAGTTTCTATATTTGACATTATTAAATATAGAATTGGATATGCTGAAGCTGGCCAATACTCCGGTAAAATTATTATACCTAGCTATGATGCTGACGGACAATTAAATTATTTTGTATCTAGAGCTTTTTATAAACATGATACTCAAAAACATAAAAATCCACAAGTTTCAAAAGATATAATTGGTTTTGAAATGTTAATTAATTGGAACGAACCTATAATATTATGTGAAGGGTCATTTGATGCAATTACTATAAAACGTAATGCTATCCCATTATTTGGAAAAATAATACAACCAATGTTGCAAAAGAAAATTATTGAAGAGCGTGTTAAAGATGTATACATTTGCCTAGACAACGACGCAATAAGAAATGCATTAAATATTGCAGAACGATTTATGGCAGAAGGATTAAATGTACATTTTATCGAATTAAAAGACAAAGATCCTAATGAATTAGGATATAAACATATTACAAAACAAATACAAGACACTTATAAATTTTCATTTGAAAGATTAATGGAATTAAGAATGAATCTATTATGGAAATAAAAAAACTAAATACTACAATAACACATATTGATAAAATATTTCATATTTCAGATATACATATCCGAACATTAAAACGACATAAAGAATATACAGAAGTTTTTGAAAATTTATTTCTATATTTAGCACAACATGCAACAAGAAATAGTATATGCGTAGTAACCGGTGATATAGTACATTCTAAATTAGATATGTCTCCTGAGCTGATAAATATGCTTACTAAATTTTTTAATGGATTTGAAATACCTACAATTGTAATGTTAGGAAATCATGATATGAATTTAAATAATTTGTATCGTATGGATGCTTTATCTCCAATATTAGATGTAATACAAAACTCAAATATTCATTTTATAAAAGATAATGGATTATTTGAAATGGCTGGTGTTGTATTTAATCATATGGCAGTAGATGTTGCACCTAAAAATTATATTAAAGCATCAGAATATAAAGCTGCATATAAAATTGCATTACATCATGGGGCTGTACATAATGCTAAAACCGACATTGGATTTAAAATATCCAATGAACATGTTACTACTGATTTGTTCGAAGGACATGATTTAACATTACTAGGCGATATACACAAACCTGCACAGTTCTTAAACACTCAAAAAACTATTGGATATCCTGGATCATTAATTCAACAAAATCATGGAGAAGTTCTTGATCATGGTATATTAGTATGGGATCTGCCAGATCGTACATCAAAATTTGTTGAAATACAAAATGACTATGGATATGTTACTTTTGAAGTAGAAAAAAACAAAATTAAAAAATCTCCACATAGAATACCTATAAAACCTAGAGTTAGAATTAAATTTACTGATACAGATGCATCTGACATTAAAAAACTTATTGCAACTATACGTAAAAAATATAAAGTTCAAGATATATCAATACAACGTACTGCAAATCATATTGAAAGTAACAAAAATGGATCTATTGCAATAGGTAACGTACGGGATGTAGAGCATCAAAATAATTTAATAACAAATTTTATAAATGAAAATTATCCAGACTCCAATAAAAAAGAATTAGATGCAATTAGACATATTAATAGAACAATAAATTCTAAACTACCTGTTTTAGAATCAGTTAGAAACGTAACATGGTATCCGGTATCGTTTGAATTTGATAATATGTTTTCATATGGAGAAAAAAATAAAGTAGATTTTTCAAAATTATCAGATGTTATAGGATTATTCGCAGCAAATGCATC